TTCTTACTCTGCAGCTTTCCTAAACGTCTTCATTGATGATTTCGACGTTCGGATGATCACACAGAGCGGATGATTAGCAACAGCATCACATCTTAGCTGTTTGGAACCGCTAATAGCGGCCCGATTCCATAGAGACGACCCAACACATAGAAAGCAAGTTTACCAAACTTGCCGCATAGTGAAGATCATTCTTCTGGAAAATTGAGATAATGGATGAGAGAAAAAGCAACAGTATAAATCGCAAAATGCTATAGTTAAAAGGATCGACATAAGCCCAATGTATAAAAAGACCCATGATATTAAAAAAAGCAATGCATTTGCCAAAATAAGCAGTATAAATGTTCACCCAATAAATTAAAAAAGCAACTATATTAATAACTGCTATTCTTTGATCGATCTCTTCATGAGGAAAATTATAAAAACAATAAATAACCGTAGCCAAAGCATTTAAAACTTCAATATACTCGCCAAAAATTGTTCCATAAATTTGAATAGTATTAAAGAGAATACAAACGACAAGGTAGACCGCTATCACCCTCATAGCATTTCTAAAAAGTAGAAGACAATCCGTAAAGATTATAAACACTCTCCTACCCGGTAAGGAAGGAAATTTATCTGTCAGATACTTTATAAAATACGCTACTAGCAATTGGATTTGATAGACGAATATATCGAATAACTGAAAATAATTATATCTACGCTGCTCAGATCGGGATCTAAAACTAGAATGTAAAATTGCTTCATGAATACGTTCCTTATACGAGAAAATTAGCTGATCACGAACCATAGTATATCTCTCACTATTTGAAAAGCGAGAATCCATGGTATTAATCATTCTATCCAAAGAATGAGGAGAGACCGATTGCATACAAGATTCCATAAGCTTAATATGGAACGCTCTAAGACATATTTCCGATCCAACAAAGTGCATTGCATTATGCTCTGGAAGCGTACTACGCCAAGTGATAGGCTCTGAAGGAGAATTAGCACTCGTATGGTCTAACTCAATCTCATAATCAATATCATATAATTGAGAAACCCAAGGCACATTACCGTTGAGAATACGATCCATTACAGTATCATAAGTATAATTATGAGGGTAATTGATCCCTGCACTGTTATACAAATCTTGTATTATAGGAACTATTCTTTCATACTCATCTCTACCATACTGGACCATCTCAAACTGCATACTAATGTACGCTGAATAAAGACGCTGACTAACCGTCATTGGTCCTGTATTTAAAGTCATAGTCAGCATTTTACCTATGCTAGCTTTCTCAACAGGAGCCATATACCTATTATACTCATCACTCCAAACCCAAGAGCGTTTAATAATAGAAGCCTTAGATATATCTACATATTTATAAACCTCATCAGTTTTCTGTGGATTAGTATAAGTGATTCCTACTGATCCAAAATATTCCAGTATAGTTTCAAAATTAAAAACTTCAGAAATCTCCTTTGCCAAAGAATACAAATTATCGTCTCCCATCGCAAAAAAGACAACCATAAGCTCAAATCTATCTAGATTTTTCTTAGGCTCCTTATATATAGAAGCTGGAGAATTAAGCCAAGCTAATCTTATTAAAATTGAATTGGAAATATTATTAGATAAGAGAGTAATAAAAATGCCTGACGGAAGACCCCCGTTAGACATAACTAAACTCTTAAGAATGATATAGACAGGCTGAACACAATCAGTCATCATAGCACTAAACATAGGCCTTAAGTGCGAGATACCAATCATACTGTCCATAATTCTATACATAATAGAAAAGCTCCATATATGAACTAAAGCTAGAACTTTATCATAATTCTTAACATCTCCGTCCGAAATATGAGGAAATTTAGATAATTTGTTCATAATATCAGTCCACGTATCCGAAAAAGGATTAACGCCTGCTAAAGTCTCAGTTTCAAGACAATTATCCATAAAAATACCACAAAAATGTCCAAAGTACATTTTAAGTAGTACACATTGCTCAATAGGAGCAGCTGCGAAACAGCGGATTTTACCAATAGCTACTTTTTCTCGTGACCTAGGCTCATCTTTTAACGCAACCTTATAGAAAACTGGTCCCCGTATTCCCTTCATATACAAGTCTCTTAACTTGAGAACTTGTGAACGTAGCTCATCTCCAGGGACAAAACCATCTGGAGCACGATCGGTCGGACAATGAACTAACCAGTCGCCTTTCTTTTTCCCCATAGGGAAGCCAGCTGACGTCAATTTAGGAAGAGATCTACAATAAGAATTATAGGAAGCTCCAGAGCAAGCATAATTCATGGACCAAAACTCAAGATTCTTAAAATCTTCGATTTTGGACCATTTTTCAACCAAATGATCAGCAACAAAATTAAGTTGTGAAGTCTTAATATTTGTGCTTTGAAACGCCATATCCTTAAGCATTTTCTTATAAGGATGTCTGTACACTCCACTCGTATCTGTGAAGCCTTTAAAAACGGGGGCAACTAGATCATGGTGATACTCTTTAGGCATTGTTTCAAACCACTTGTTATACAAAGGTGTCCTACTAACACAAGTCCGAGGATTAGCCGTCTTCATATCAGGATAATGACCCAAAGAGTAAATATCTCCAACTTCCTCCGGCTTAAGCCACCACACATGATCCTTACTAGAAGTTGCATCAAGAGGTAGAGAAAGATAGTCATTTTGACTTACATCAACCATAGATACAGGGAACAAATTAGGACTTTTAGCTTCAAATTCCTTAATCGCATCGTCAATTTCATGACTAATCAGAGGAGAGAAAACATTAAGAGGGTCTGATGCTCCAGTTCTTCCAGCAACACAGATACCAATGATTGAGACTTGAGTATTAAATTTAGCAACCAAAGCTGAACCACATCTACCATAGAAAGCTGGAGAGCCGCCCTTAGCAAATATAGTACGCATGTTAAGAGTAGACTTATTAGAAAAATTGATAACTCTAGGAACCATATGAATATTTCCATAAACGTTATCAACAATCCACTCAGGTCCTTTAAAGTGAGGATTAATACCTTCAAATGTGGTGATATTACCGAAATCACGCATAAGTAAACCCCTCACATCCTTAACCGGTGTAAGAGCAGGTAAATAAACCATACACAAATCATCTGACATAAAGACAACATTATTATCCTCAATGTAACAAGAGGTAGTTTGATGAAAATAAGATTCATTATCATCTCCATTATCAACGGATCGCCGTGTTAATTTATATATCTTCCCACCATCAGCTAATACTGCTTTGATAAAATGCTGCGTCGTTATGAAAAAACATCCGCAAATTCCAAAAGCCTGGTTAGCTCTAATATCTCCACTATCAGATATGCTTTTAATAAC